AAGTTTTACAGAGATGAAAAACAAATGGTTGCCGGATTCTCACAACATCTAAAACTCGTCCTCTTATCATTTCAGCATTGGATACATATATGAGTGATAAAGATATTCTAATACGTTCAAATCGTTTAATAGATGAGATGTTTACATTTATATGGCATGGTGGTAGAGCAGAAGCAATGAAGGGATATAATGATGACTTGGTAATGGCATTGGCAATTGGGTTGTGGGTTCGTAACACTGCACTTCGTTTGAGACAAGAAGGTATTGATTTAACAAAGAGTATGTTGAACTCAACTCAAATAAATCAGTTTAGTGGTGTGTACTCCACTGGTTGGTCTGGTAAGAATCCATACGAAATGGAAGTAGGTAAAGGTGATGTAGAAAACCTAACTTGGTTACTTCGTTAAATTTTATATATTTATATGTTGAAACTATTATAATATGAGACTAATAAATTTAATTCCTTTAAAAGAAAAACAAGGACCTTGTTGGAAAGGGTATCAGCAAGTTGGAATGAAAACCAAAGATGGTAGAGAAGTTCCCAATTGTGTACCTATGTCGGAAGATATAGATAGTGATGATGATGTAAATTATGGATATGTTGAACCAGAAGAATACGATGTAGAAGATGAGGACATGGAAGATTTTATTTCTTTTATGAGAGGGTACGATAAAACATTAAATGAAGGTTGTCAATGTTTACGAGAAGCAGAATATCAGGGTAGAGAAGTGCAGTTGGGAAAACCAATGGCAGGTGATGTTAAGAAATTTAAAGTATATGTAAAAAATCCACAAGGTAATGTTGTTAAAGTAAACTTTGGACAAAAGGGTGTAAAAATTAAAAAGAACAATCCAGATAGAAGAAGAAGTTTTAGAGCAAGACATAATTGTGACCAACCAGGACCTAGACATAAAGCTAGATATTGGTCTTGTAGAAAATGGTAAAACTTGGAAATTTCCAAAAATTTACTTATCTTTATAAATTAGATACAAAATATTAAAATGGCAGATAAAACATTATTCGGTAGGTTACAGAAATTATTTTCAACAAATACCATAGTAAGAAAAACGGAAAAAGGAGTTAAAATAGTCGATACTGATGAGTATCAGAATATGACAACTAACCTTGTAGACCGTTATATGAAACTCAAAGTAAGTAACTACGGTGTAGGTGGGGTGGAATCTGCAATGGCATACCAACAAGTTCGTATCGATTTGTTTAGAGATTACGATTCAATGGATATGGACCCCATTTTATCATCCGCATTGGATGTATATGCAGATGAATGTACCGCTAAAAACGAACATGGTAGTATTTTAAAAATTCATCACGATGATGATAACATCAAACAAATATTAGAAAACTTATTTTACGATATTCTTAACATTGAGTTCAACTTATGGCCTTGGACACGAAACTTGGTAAAATATGGTGATTTCTTTTTAGAATTAGAAATTGCAGATGAATTGGGAATTATAAACGTAATGCCATTATCATCATACGAAATGAGTAGAGTAGAGGGATTTGATCCTGAAAATCCACAAAGAGTTAAATTCGTATATGCCCCATATCAAAACCCATATATGGCAGTAGGTCAAACTACTAAAAAGGAATTTGAAAACTATGAGATTGCTCACTTCCGTTTAAATTCAGATTCAAACTTCTTACCTTATGGAAAATCTATGGTTGAAGGAGCTAGAAGAGTTTGGAAACAATTAATGTTGATGGAAGATGCAATGTTAATCCACAGAGTAATGAGAGCTCCTGAAAAGAGAATTTTTAAAGTGGATGTTGGTAATATCCCACCAAACGAAGTGGATAACTACATGCAAAAAATCATCAACGCATCAAAGAAAGTTCCATTTGTTGATGAAAGAACGGGTGAGTACAACTTAAAGTACAATATGATGAATCTTATTGAAGATTATTATATGCCAGTTCGAGGTAGTGATAATGGAACTTCAATTGATACCCTAAAAGGTTTAGAGTACAATATGATTGATGACATCAATTACTTAAAAGGGAAGTTGATGGCTGCACTTAAAATTCCAAAAGCATATTTGGGTTATGAGGAAGATACTAATGGTAAAGCAACATTGGCATCAATGGATATTCGTTTTGCCAAAACAATTGAAAGAGTTCAGAGAGTATTGATTTCCGAATTAACTAAAATTGCAATCGTTCATTTATACGCACAAGGTATTAACGATGACCGTTTAACAGACTTTACATTGGAATTAACAGTTCCATCTAGAATTTATGAGCAGGAGCAGGTTGAACTATACACTTCAAAAGTAGCCCTAATTCAACAAATGCAACAAACAAAGATGTTCTCCAAAGAATGGATGTATGAATCCGTAATGAAGATGGCAAAAGATGAGCAGGATGAATTAACATTGCAGGTATTAGATGATACTAAACAAATGTTCCGTTTAACTTCAATTGAAACACAAGGTGTAGACCCAGCAAAAGAAACTGGAACTGAAGGTGGACCAACTAATGTTGAAGAGGAGTTGAATAAGTTAAAACTTGAATTAGATGGACAGGTTGGTAGACCAAAAGACCCTGTTAGATATGGGCATGATGACCATCCTGAAGGTAGAGACCCATTAGGAATAAAAACTCTTAAAGCAAAAGAAGGTTCTGTTCCATACAAACCGAGAAAGAGTTCATATTTTGAAGTTTTTAAGGATATGGATGGTAATAAAAAAACTATTTTGACAGAAGATTTAACCAAAAAGTAATAAAGAAATATAAAAATATATTTATATCTGACAAATTATAAAAATTGATGAAAAAAATAAAACATTCAAAGTTTAAAAATACTGGATTTATATTTGAATTGCTTGTAAGACAAATTACATCAGAAATAATGTCTGCAAATAAATCAGTAGCAGAAAGTATATTGAAAGAGCATTTTAATTCTAAAAAGGAATTATCCAAAGAATTAAAATTATATCAATTTTTGATAAATGAAAAATATAATTCAGAAGTTAAAGCTGAAAAATTTATAGATACAATTCTGGAAGCACGAAAGCAATTGGATGAAAAGAAGCTTATAAAAGAAAAGTATAATTTAATTAAACAAATTAAAGAAACTTATGGTTTAGATGAGTTTATTAAATCTCCAATTTCTAATTATAAAACATTAGCATCTATATATAAAATATTCGAAGTAGTATCAACTAATCAACAATATGACCCAACGGATATTGTAAGTTCTCGTTTTACTATTGCTGAAAGTATAATCAATTCATCCATTCAAAATAAAGATGCTAGAATCAAAGATGCAGTTTTGGAAGAATATAAAAAGCAGGACGAAGATTTGAGAGCAATCTCTTATAAGATGTTGGTAGAATCTTTTAATAACAAATACAAAAACCTTACAGAAGAACAAAAACTTTTATTGAGAGAATACATAAATAACATTAATAATACTGGTAAATTGAATGAATATATTTCAACCGAAATTATTAAATTAATTAATGGGTTGAAAGAAGTTGGTTCTAAAATACCAGATAAGGTAACAAAAATTAAATTAGCTGAAACTATATCTAACATTAGAAAAATTAAATCAGTTAAAAAAATTAAGGAACAACATTTATCGGCAATGATGATGAGTTATGAGTTGTTAAAAGAATTAAAAAATAGTTTAAATAAATAAAAATGGTAAATTATAGAGCATTTGACGCAAAATTAGTAACATCTGGTTCTGCTTCATTAATAGATAGAGTTTGGGGAGTATTGCCTGTAAGTGGTGTAACTGGTACAATTACATTGGAAGGTGGAACAACTATTTCGTTAGCACATCTAACCGCAGGAGAACCATTCCCTTGCTATGTTAAAAGTGTAACAGTAACCAATGGTGGTTCTGTTTATGTATTAGCCTAAACTTTACTAAAAATGCCAGCAGTATCTAAAGCACAACAAAAATTTATGGGTATGGTACACGCCGCTCAAAAGGGCGATATGGAAAACCCATCCCCAGAAGTTGAAAAAGCAGCAGATTCAATGAGTGATAAAGATGCTAAAGATTT